CACCAGCGAGAATGAAAGGAAGAATCAAAAAGATCATGCGTCCGTGATTGGCATTGAAGAAGCAAAGACAGCCGGCAAACTATTACATTCACCGAACACTCTTGTTTTGCAGTCATAAGGCAACAGGTTATGATTAACCCAGAAACCTAGCGACATACGTGATTGTGATAGAAGATTGAGGATTGCCCTACGTGACACATGCGTGTATTCGTAGATGTTGCCTTTGTTGTAGGCAACTTGAACCACAGCGCGAATAGGATCAACCCACATACACTCAACACACTCAGACGTTCTTGATGGGACACGGATAAAGAAATCCATTAATTGTTGACTAAGTGGAAAGGTGCTGCGTCCCTGATGTAGGTTCGCAGCCAGGCCAGCCCGCGGGAATCGCACCCTGCACAGTAGCTGCATGAATAAGTGTAGTACAGCTGTACTGTGTGCACTTGCCGTGCTGGCATAGTGTAGCGAAGGACACATGATCGTGTGCCGTCTGCCGCAGCCTCCCGGTCAGAAACCCATGCCGGTGGTCGTCGTCTAGTGGTGCTCCACTACCGCTGCGCTTATTCAGTTGTCAAGGTGCTGAGCTTGCCTACCGTAGTGGAAGCATTGATGAGGCAGGTGGTCTGTTCAGCTCCTGATGTTCAGGTTTACTAAGACCGGATGCAATCAACTGGGCCAGAGCCGTCGTCGCTGATTGATGACCAAGGTCTAGCAGAGTTTCGGCAGCCTGTCAACCAACATGTGACAGTTGTCCAATTGACCGGCGGACAGATCACGTGAAACAGACCAGTAGAAATACTACAGGCGCGATCAGTTTTACCGCGTGCGGGCGCACATGCGCGGTGATATCGAGTCGCGCGCGTTAGTTTGCATAACTAGCGTGCAAATCCATGACCCCATACGGGGTCTGCGGCCCTGGGCCAACGTAATATATGCCCAAAGAAATTTATGTTATTTTTTTTGACCAGTCAATTGTGCCACTAATTGGCGACGATTGGCCTCATCTACCTCATTTGGAGATAAAACAGGCCAATTATTGACCAACAAAGCTTCTTTAATCCGTTTTAGGCGGCTTTTCCGCATGTACTGGGCAATACCAGGGGCGGCACTCGACTTCAGAAATGGGATAATTTGCATTTACTTTAACGTCAACACCACAAGTTTTACATTTAACGATTTTAATTGGATCAAGTTCCATTAGGTTATCATCATAGTATTATCGGTTGGTTCTTCTTCCTGATGTGCTTCAGGACCGAACCCTTCTTTTTTAATTTTGTCCTTTAGTTTAGAATCAACGACTGGTATAGCTTTAGTGATTAGTTGTTCCATCCATTCATACAAGTCTTTGGATGACTGAAGGAATCTAGCTGAACCTAATATCTGTTTCATTTGTTTCACTGTAGTTACTAGTTGTGATTTATTTTTATAGTAAACAGTGAAGTAGTGGGGACCAGATATCATACGTTGATATAGTACAATAAGATTATTATTATTATACGTATGTTCAGGTTTAACCATGCTGGAACCAAGTAAAAGAAAGTATTTTAATATGTTCAAAAAGGGAACATAGGTAAAAGGAGTAGGTTGTCTTTTGTTTACCTACTCCAAGTACAAGGAGTCCACCCTTCTCCCTGTATAGACCCGTCGTTAGCTGGAAACCCAGTTAGGGACTGATTTGTCTACGTTTTGACCATTTGCTTGTTGTCTTTGTTCTAAATTCATGCCTAAGACCATATGATTACAGGCTGCTTGAGGGTCATCTAACCATTCTTGTTGCATGTGTAGGAAGTCTTCAAGCTTTCTGTCTTTAACAAGTAAGTCAGCACTAATTGACATTGCATCGGTAAAGTACTTAACACCTTGAGCTAGGCAGTCAATTCTGTCGTCATGACGAACTGCGCCTTTGTCTCTACACATACGAGACATCTGATAGAACAGCATGTACTGCAATCGTTTCTCTGGTGCTTCATCTGGGTTAGAGTTAAAGTCCCAAAGAACTACATTTTTGTCTAATACAAGGCGGTGTTGGTTGAGTATAGGTTCAAGCGAATCAATGATTCTGTCTTCCTTACGCACATTGGCACGGACCTCTTCGACGTCAATGGCTTGTCTGCCCTGAACGATATGTTTCTTGAACAGTTCAGCAACAATGCCATCGCCAAAATTAGTTTCAATAACGAGTTTCGTGACATTAAATTTGTTACATCCTTTTAGTATGTCCAGGAGTGTTTGATCACTGTATCCATCTCTGTAAGCTCGCATCTCGTGCACGTACAGGAAACCGTTTCGTTGGGAGATATAAGCTGCTGCTGTTTCATCTGTTCCACGACCCGATGGATCGATGCTGCAGATTGTTTCGCTGTAAGGATTCCAGTCACCTTGTAGTTGCATTGGAGAATAGAAATAATCTCCAGGTAGACCAACAATTGGGAGTTCTTTAAGGACGTTTTTGGGGTCTGAGCACCACACAACTGAATCAGGAGCAGTGGCAGGATTAACAGAGGTAACAACCAGATCAGCACATTTGAGAGGAAACTTTTCTGCATCACTAAGGGTTGTATCTAGTTGGAACTGCAACATGAAGTTGCTGTGACCCATCGAAGCTTCGCGAGCTAATAGGTCTTCATCACCAAAGCGATCTGGGTCAGTTACTTCCCAGGCTTGGGCTCCATTATCAATATCGGCTTGCAACTGAGGGGCAATAAAACCTTCGTAGGCTGCGAGTTTTTTTGGGATACGAGCAGGCCAGACGAATTGCTTGTAATTACGCTCGGCGAGCTTTTTATAGACGGTGAAGGATGTCTGAGGTGTACCCAGATACATAATTCTACTATCATCTTTCGGAGTAAGAATAGATTCTGCTTCAGTACAAAGTTGTAGAAGTTTCTCGCGCATAAACTCTGTCATGGAGTTACCGGGAACTTCAATATCATCAAGGACCATCAAGTCAGCACGGCTGCCAGTAAGTTGACCAGTAATACCGACTGATTTAACGCTAGGCGCTTGGTGTGGTGAGCAATTAACATCAAATGAGATACGAGACCAGCGGGCGTCATCAGATTTAGGACGCAGATGATTAAGCCAAGGAGTTTCAATGATTAGTTTCTGTAGAAAGATTGACATGTTGTCGGCACGTTCTTTAGATGCCGAGATAATCATTATCTTTTTTTCGGGGTTAATAAATAGAGTCCAAAGAACAAAAGCACCAGTAATCCAGCTCTTACCAACTCCCCGAAATGCCTGGACTTGAAGACGCTTTGGACCGTGTTGAAGGTAATCAGCAATTGCATATTGCGCTCTGGTGGGTGAGGGAAGGTCAAGCTGCTCCCACAGTGCTTGTAAGAACAGCTTGAAATCGGCCTGTAAGGCCTCTAAAACGTTGCTCATATAGATACTTACCTAAGTGGAAGATTGGGCTAGCTAGAGAGGCTTGTAGGGGCCTCTGAGGCAACTTCTTCTTCATCCTGACCACTGAATGTATCTTCAATCATTTGAAGTAGTCCGTTGCCAGCCTCTGCTCCAGCTGCAACCTTCTCAGCGATAGCAGCAACAGGTGCTCCCACAACAGAAGACAGGGCAGCGTCACCAATACCATTGGCAACTGTAGACACACCGTTGAGAAGTGTCTGGGCACCATTCAGAAGGTTTGGATCTTCCATAAACTCTTGTGCGTAATTAGCTGTGTCTTGAGCAGCCATAGCTGTGCCTACGCCAGGAACAGCATTACGTGCAATCCTGGCTCCAGTCTTAGCACCATTTCTTGCTACATTATTTAGGAATGCTTCTAAACCATTAGTAAAATTATAGTCAGCTTGATGTTGTGAAGCGATGCCCAAAGCTTCTGCAATTTGGTAACGTCTGTCAGCTGTAGATGGATTCTGTTGACGTCTAATAGTTTCTTGCATGTCGCCAGGAACAAACCCTAGCTCTTCATAGATTTCACCTTGCAAGCCTGTAGGTAGGAAATCAGCTTTGTCTAAATTTAATTTAGCAGCCAGTGGAACCATCAAGGTTGAGATCGTGAAGCCACCTTTTTCAATGGGAACAACATGGTCTATCTGCTGAAATTCCTTTCTGTTTGAATATAACTTTGCAAGGTTTTCTTGTTCAGTTTCAAATGCAATGGGACCAGCCTCTGGGCCAAGAGCATCAATGTAATCTTTTAAATTTGGTGTTTGTGCACGACGCTTGCCATTTTTAAGCGCCTTTTTATAAAGGGGTTTGGCTCTGTATCCAGCACCGTTTCCTTTTTTTTCGATAGTGTACTTAAACGTCTCCATCTGTCCATCACGATTGGGACCGATGTAGATGTACTTTGCACTAACTCTCTTTGCTTCTGGTGTTTCCGCTCTTCGTCTTAAATAGTCAGCTTCGTGAGATTTGTAGACACTAGTCGGAAGGACACCATAAATAAGGTTGTCCCTTTTTTGCATAAAAAAAAGCGGACCTTTTGGCCCGCCGATATAAGTTACCTAAGTGGAACTATTGGATATGAGTTTTAATTACATGCTCTCTCAAACGGTTAGTTCCAAACGTTGAGCGCATAAAATCTA